TGGCCCAAATCGAGGAGAGGTCGCCCAAGTCCTGGCCGAACGTGGCGGCTGTGCCCACGCAGCCGTTCAGAGCCTTTTCCATGTCGTTGCCGGCGGCGACGCCAGATGCGGCGAGCTGGGCGCACGCCTGCGCGGCGGTGTCGAAGCCGAACGCCGTTCCGTCAACTGATTGCTGGATTGTGCTGTAGAAGTCGCTCCATTCGAGCTTCATACCCTTGAACATCGTCTGGGCCTTCTCAATGTTCAAGGCGCGGCTCATGCCGCCGGTGGCGGCGAGCGTGGTAACGCCTGCGGTAACCGTTCCGATGGCGTTGCCAATTGACTTTGCAACGCTGCCGAAGCTGTTCGCGAAGTATCCCGCCACCTGCGAGCCGACGCCCTTGGCCGTCTCGGTGAGGCCCTTGAGCTTCGATGCGGAGCCATCGACGCCCGAGTCGAAGTTCGAGCCGTCGTAGGTTCCCTTGGCGGAGAGAACGTAATCAGCCATTCAGCTTGCCTCCTCCCCAAGGCGTCCATGGCGGGTTCTTTCGGTGCTGCTCCTTCAGCGCGTCGATCTCCTCGTAGGTGAAGAAGTCCTCGCGGAAGGAGCCGTTGCGCTTTTTCCAGAGCTTGTGGCGCTTCTTGGACAGGCAGTTGGCAACCGCTACCTGTACGGCGTCCTTGAAGAGGTTCGATTGGTCGACGGTCACGGTCTCAAGCTCTTTGCGCACGAACGCGAGCTGCACGGGTGTGTGCTGCGCGTACTGCTCGTAGTCCCAACCGAGCCTGGCGGCGAAGAACGCGAAGTCGGCCTCCCTGCGGAACAGGGCGGCGTCTTGCGCGGCTTCGCCGCTTTTCGGCTTGGCGGTGAAGTAGTCGAAGCCAGTGAGGCGCGTTAGGGCTAGTTCCCTGCGCCCTTGAATAAAAAAGCGCAGTCGCGCTGAAGCGCCATCATTACGGCCTGGAACACGACGGGGTAGCCGTTCGTGTCGATGAGCTTGTTCACGATCTCCTCGGCCTTCTGCGGCAGGAAGTAGCCGCCGCCCTGCACCTTCAGGCCGTAGCCTGCGATGGCCGCAAGCTCCTTGAAGGTGAACATGCCGTCGTTCTTGTAGAACGAGGCGATGATGGGCGTGTGGCGCTCCTCGTAGAGGTCGATGCGCTTGCGCGAGAATCGGATCTCGCAGATGTGGCCGCGCACGGTGAAGGTCTGCGGCTCCATGCTCTCGGGGTCTTGTTCAAGCTCGTTCACGATGTCTTCGGTTTCTGCGGCATCTGCGGCGGAATCCTCAAGGAATGCGTCGAGTTCGGTGTCTTCTGTCATCGGTCAGGCTCCTTAGCTGTTGGAAACGGTGATGGTGGCTGCGGTGATCTGCTCCTCGGATGCGGTCTCGTAGAGCCACGGCTTGCCCGTGCCCTGGAACTCCATGGAGTAGGTGGCGTTGTCGTCGTTCGGCGCCTCGAAGCTGTCGGAGGACACGAGCGCGAGACCCATGCGCAGCGGAACGTACTTGGTGTTCGCGCTCGTGCGGATGCGCTTGCAGACCTTCAGGCACAGGTACTCGCCCTCGGCAAGCGCCTTGGCGACGGTCTTCGTGGCGGAGTCGTCGGGCGAGTACAGGCCGTCGATGGATGCGTCCCAGCTCTTGGAGCTGGCGAACTTGAGCGTCCAGCCGCCGATGGCGTCGTCCTTGGTCGCGGCCTCCGTGTTGTCCTGGCTCATGTTGAATTTGAGTCCCTGCTGGCCGCTCACGGCGAGCAGCTCGGTGCTGGTCTTGTCGGTAACGAGGGCAACGATGTCGTTGCCGCTGAGGGCCTTGGCGGTTGCTGCGTCGAAGTCGCAGCCGATGAGGTTGGTGTCCTGCTGAGCAGTAGACATCTCGGTTCCTTTCTAGTTCTTGACGCGGAGGCCGTAGCAGACGCGGAACGTGAACTCCGCGATGGCGTGGCCCTCGTCGGTCTCGTCTTTCTTGACGGTCTGCACGCCGTTGCAGGTCGTGCGGTAGAGGCTGAACGGCGCGGGAAGCTCGAAGCCCTCCATAAGCGCCTGCTCAAGCCGCTGAACCATGCCGAGCACCTTCGCGTTGCTGTATGGGCGCACGGGTTCGCTGATGCAGTGCACCCACACGGTGATGGCGTCGATGTACATGGTCTTGGTGTTCTCGGGCTGCGTAGATTGCAGCTCTACGCTATAAAGCGGCGACTTGCGGTTCTCGGGGCTGTCGTAGCACGCGGTGCCAGTGCCCGCCTCGATGGCCTCGATGAGGCATCCGAGGAACACCGCGAGGCTTAATCGTTGGATCATCGCGCCCTCCCTAGAGCTTCCGTAGCTGGTCGATTAGGTCTTGTCTGAATATCGGCTCTTGCTCCTTGACGTTGCGCTGCAGGAATCGCTGCCCCTCCACGTATCCGCCGTTCACCGTGCGGTGGCCGTACTCGACGTGAGGCGCGTAGTCCTTCGCGTATCCGACGGTGTCGCCGGACTGCCCCAACGACATGCGCAGCTCGCCGTGTGGCCCACCAGGCCTGGTCTTCTCGGTAGATACGGGCGTTCCGCCGTCCGCTTTGCCACGGTTGTAGATTTGGGCCATGTTCTTCATGATCACGGCCTCGAACCTTACGTGCGAAAGGCGGTTGAGCTTTCCGGCAAGACCGTTCACGTCGCGTATCACGAGGCCCATGGCTTGCACCTCTTGACGCTCACGACGGTTGCGTCGCCGTCGGCCATGACGTTCTCGACCTCGTAGGAAGCCCCTTTGACCTCGACGCCGCAGATGCCGGCGAAGTCGCTTGCCGGGCGCTTGGTGAGCAGGGCGCGGGAAACGCTGTCGAAGGCGTTTCCCGCCTCGGCACTGCGAACCTT